AACGAAAAAAATCAAGAAAATCCACCCGCAAATTAGAAAAATGACACCAAATAACGATTTTTTAGACAATTTAGGCAATGATCAACATCAAAAGATGCTTCGTGAGATTTCAAATGACGATTTGACACCAAAAAAGAAGGATTCTTTGGAAGAAACGGAGATTTTTGAAAATCAAAGCCAACCAATGCCGTTATATGACTGAATTTTTGATCAAAATCAGTGATAAATAAGTTATAATTGCCGTATTTTTGTGCCTCTAGAAAGGGTAAGTCAAGGTTTTAAGGATATTAGTATGTCATTTCAGAAAAACCCTCTGAATGGCGATCTTATTGCACTTAAAAATGAACAAGCAATTGCGCGTTCTATTAGAAATATAGTATTTACGATTCCTGGCGAAAAGTTTTTTGATGAAGATTTTGGATCTAGAATCAGTGCTGCTCTTTTTGAAAATATAGATGAATTTTCTGCAAATATTATTGGATCAGAAATACGTCAATCAATTTTAAATTATGAACCAAGAGTTGATTTAATATCTGTTGATTTAAAACCAGATTTTGATAATAACTCTTTTGATGTAAGGATCGTTTATGAAATCATCGGTGCGGACGTTCCTCCACAAGAACTACAATTTGTTTTGCAACAAACTAGGTAAAAATGCCATTAGCTAATTTCACCAACCTAGATTTTAATCAGGTTAAAACATCTCTAAAAGAATATCTAAAAGAAACTTCTGTCTTTACTGACTATGATTTTGAAGGATCTAACTTATCCTCGATCCTTGATGTTCTGGCATATAATACCTATATTACCTCATATAATGCGAACATGGTCGCAAATGAGGTTTTTATTGATAGTGCAACATTAAGAGAGAATGTTGTATCACTTGCAAGAAATATTGGATATTTACCAAAGTCAAGAACAGCAGCAAGAGCANTTATAACATTTCNGGTGTTTACTACTAATATAGTACCAACACCTTCGACATTAACGCTTAAGAAGGGACCAGTAGTAACATCATCTGGTGCATTTGGAAATCAGTCATATGTTTTTTCAATACCTGAAGATATTACAGTTCCAGTAGTTGATGAAGTTGCAACTTTTGTAAATATCCCAGTTTTTGAGGGAACATTATTATCTTCCAACTTTACTCAAAACTCTAGAGTTCCAAATCAAAAGTTTATCTTAGATAATATTGGTATTGATACAGACTTAATAACAGTTACTGTAAAACCAAATGAATCGTCTAGTAGAAGTGTAAAATATTCTCGTCAAGATAGTCTTTTTGATGTTAAATCTGATTCAAAAGTTTATTATCTTCAAGAAGTTGATGATGAAAGATATCAAGTAATTTTTGGTGATGGTGTTTTTGGGCAGAAACTTGAGGATAACAATTTTATCACTGTTGAGTATATAACTTCTAGTGGAGATGCAGCAAATGGTGTGCGTTCCTTTTCATTTGCTGGTAGGTTAATATATAACAAAAACGGAGTAGAATATAAAGTAACTACTGGAATATCTGTAGTAACTACAGATCTCCGTGCAAGTGGTGGAGCACCGATTGAGGGAGTTGAATCAATCAAACAATATGCCCCAAGAATCTATGCTTCTCAAAATAGAGCATTAACTGCAAATGACTATGAGACTCTGATTCCCGCAAGGATATATCCAGAAGCAGAATCAATCTCTGTCTTTGGTGGGGAGGAATTAATACCACCACAATATGGAAAGGTTTTTATTAGTATAAAACCAAAATTTGGAGATTTTATTCCAAATTTGATTAAAGAAAATATCAAGTCAGGATTAAAGAAATTTGCAGTTGCTGGAATCGTACCAGAAATTTTAGATTTAAAATATCTTTATATTGAAGTAAACTCAAAAGTATACTATAACTCAAATCTTGCACCATCAGCAAANCTAGTATCTACGGTTGTTCAAAACAACGTTACAAAATATGCAGAATCATCCGAATTAAATAGGTATGGAGCAAGACTGAAGTATAGTAAGTTTTTGAAGATTATTGACGATAGTCATGAGGCAATAACATCTAACATTACGACTATAAGTATGAGAAGAGACTTAAGAGTTCTTCTCAACCAGTTTGCAGAATATCAAATTGGTTTTGGTAATGAAATTTACATCAAACGTCTCACTGGGTACAATATCAAGTCTTCTTCATTTTTGATTGCTGGAGTTCAGCAACCGGTCTATCTTGCCGATGTTCCAGATACAAACAGAGTAACTGGTTCTCTTTTCTTCTTCACTTTACCATCATTAGGGTCAGAATCACCAACTATTGTTAAGAGAAATGTTGGAAGAATTGATTATATTAATGGAATAATCACACTTAATCCAGTTAATATTACTGCTGCAAAGGTTAAGGATGGTATTCAGACACTGGAGATTCAAGCAACCCCACTTTCAAATGATGTGGTCGGATTACAGGATCTTTATTTGCAACTAGATATTAGTAACAGTGTTTTTGAAACAGTCGTTGATGAGATTTCATCGGGACTTGATCCATCGGCATCAACTTACATTGTATCTTCAAGTTACTCAAATGGCAACTTGGTTCGTTCTGGAGGACCAGCATCACCAAATGTAGCATTACAATCCACACCCACTCAAAATACGACAACGACTCCAGGAGCCACCGTGGTTTCAACAGCAGGGGCATCAATTTCCGGTTCAACCTCATACTAAGACGATAAAATAATAACAATGTCAGAAAATAGAGTTCAATTTAGTACTATCGTTGCAAGTCAACTTCCAAATTATGTGAGAGAAGATTTTCCTCTTGTGGAAAGTTTTCTTAGATCATATTATCTTGGGCAAGAGTATCAAGGTGGACCTATTGATCTGATTGAGAATATTGATCGATATATCAAACTCGATAATAATACAAATCTTTCAGAATCTGTTGTACTGTCTGGAGATGTTGATATTTTTGAAGGAATCATTAGTGTTGATCCAATCAGCTCTCCTACAGGAACTAATGGATTTCCAGATTCTTATGGTCTTTTAAAAATTGATGACGAAATCATTACTTATACTGGGAAAACAGACTTCACTTTTACTGGATGTATAAGAGGATTTGTTGGAATCACTTCATATAGAAGTGAAATTAATAAAGAAGAAGTAGTATTTGAATCAACCGCAGCAAGTAATCATAAAGATCAATCAACTATAATAAATTTAAGTTGTTTATTTTTAAAAGAATTTTTAAAGAAGGCAAAATATCAGTTACTTCCAGGATTTTCGGACAGGGAGTTATCACCTGAACTCAATCAGAATATCTTTATAAAGCAGGCAAAAGATTTTTATACTAGTAAAGGTACGAATAAATCTTACGAAATATTATTCAAAGCACTTTACAATAAAGAAGTAAAGTTAATTACTCCTAAAGATTTTCTCTTTACTCCATCAAATGGTGATTATAGAATAGTAAATGAACTGATCGTAGAACCTATTGAGGGAAATCCAGAAGAATTAGTAAATATTAGTCTTTTTCAAGATGCATATAAGTTTGATCCAAATATTCAAAGGTCATATGCTCCTATAACTTCTGTTGAAAAGGTTGAAGTTGGTTATGCAAAAACATTTTACAGACTTGCTTTTGATGGTGGATTTAATAGGGATATTACGGTTAATGGAACATTGTATGGAGAATTTAAAGTCGAATCCTCCACAAAAGTAATCGGACAAGTTTCTGCTGGCACAACTGTTCTCGATGTAGACTCTACTGTAGGATTTGGGACAACTGGTGAGTTATATGTAAAATATGCTGACGATTCTGTAGGCGTTGTTTCTTACACATCCAAATCACTAAATCAGTTTTTTGGGGTATCTAATGTAGAAACTACAATATTAGATGCAACTACTATTGGCATCAATACCTTTGCTTATGGTAGATCAAATTTAGACCAAAATGAAACAATCAGAGTAAGAATCAACTCTGTTACCAAATCTTTAGATATTCCTCAAAATACTACAGGATTTCTTGAGGATACTGAGATTAACATAAAAACTCTTGGTTTTTCTGAACACACTCCACAAACAAAGAATTGGATTTATAATGTACCATCACTTTACAATGTTTCTCATATAAAACTGATAGATTCTTCAGACCTCACATATGAGTTGACTTTACCTGTCAGAAATTATTTTTATCCTGGAGATTTAGCACACATAATCTTTCAAGATGGGTCAAAGCAAGAAGTTATTATTCTAAAGATTTTCTCGGAAAATGTTTTTCTTATAAAGGGAAGTAGTGAATTAAATACAAACGAAGCACATAAGATACAAAGAATTATTAGAAAAGGATTATCTGAAACCTTCCCCGGTATTGCAGATTTTTCTACAGATATTAGTAATGTATATAAGAGTACAAAAGATGAAAGTTATTTAGTTGCATCTACATCATTACCTTATTATAATGCTCAACCAGTTAATGTATCATCAAAAGAAATTAAGTTTAGTGGAACATTTGTTGGAACAGAATTTGAAATTACTCCTGGTAGAGAGTGTGGACTTTACACTGGTGACGCAGTTGTTTATGAAGCACAAATTGTTACTCAAACTTCTTTTGATAGTTTTGGCAATACCATACTCACTGAAGTGAGCGGCGATGGTCTCTTTGACGATGGATTATATTTTGTTAAAAGAGTAAATCAATCTACAGTTAAGTTTGCAAAAAGTAGAAATGATATTCTAAATTCAAACTTTGTGTCAGTTGACTCTTCTGTCACGGTAACTGATAGTTCAATAAAACCATTTGAGTTTAATGGAAAGAACTTAGAATCTCAAAATTTACTTAGAAAAATATCAAAACCAAAATCCACAGAAGTAATAAAGGAAACTGAACCCGGATCTACTGGTATTCTTATCAATGGAGTTGAAATTGTAAATTATAAGTCCAAAGATTTTATCAAATATGGAAAAATTGAAAACATTAGTGTTTTGTCTCCAGGTGGAGGAATTGATATAATTAATCCACCAAATCTTATTATTAGTGATTCTGTAGGTACAGGAGCTACTGGTTATCCTGCTATATCTGGTTCACTAAGAGAGATTCGTATTAAAGATAGGGGATTTGATTATTTGAGAACTCCAACCCTAAAAATTAGTGGTGGTAATGGTGAGGGTGCCTTGGGTAAGGTCAATATGAAATTAATTGACCACTCTGTGGGGTTTGTTGCTGGTGAAGGTAATTCTGGAATAACTACAGGAACAGCATCTGATGAATCTACAATTGGTTTTTCAACTTATCATAAGTTTAGAAATGTTGAGAAGGTAATATACAAAACAAACAACCAACCTGGTGTTGCTGGTATAGTTACAAACTCAGAGTATTTCTTATCCGTAGTTGATGATGTCACTGTTAAACTTCATCCAACACTAAATGATGCCATATTGGGAATCAATACAGTATATCTGACTGATTATGGTTCTGGAAAGCACTTTTTACAATCTACCAATAAAAAGTCAATAGTAGATTCTATCAATATTGTCAATGGGGGTGTTGGTTATGAAAATAAGAAGCGTACAGCACAAGCATTAACAGGAGTTAGTACAGCAAGTGACTCAATATTCATCAATAATCATGATTATAAATCTGGAGAACTCGTTAAGTACACCTGTACGGGAACAAATATTTCTGGATTGTCTGTAGATACAGAATATTATGTCACAAGAGTTGATAAAGACTCCTTTAAACTTTCTACTGTAGGAGTATCATCAGACAAAGAATTCTTCTACAGAACAAAGCAATATGTTGACTTCACTTCTGTTGGAGTTGGAACTCATGTTTTCAATTATCCTGAAATAAGTGCGACTCTCTTGGGAGAGGTTGGCATTTCTTCTATTGGTGAAGAAACATTCAAAGCAGAAATACAACCAATTTTTAGGGGTCAAGTAACTTCAGTTCATTTAGAAAATCAAGGTGTTGGTTATGGATCTTCTGATATCATAAACCTAGAAAACCCACCACAAGTCATTCTTGAGTCTGGAACAAATGCTCAACTGACGCCGGTAATTAATAATGGAAGGATCGTACAGGTTATTGTTCTAAGTTCGGGATCTGGATACATTTCATCTCCGAACTTAGTTGTGAATGGAGATGGTGTTGGTGCAGTATTAATCCCTATTATTGAAAATGGGTCAATAACATCTGTCACTATCGTAGAACCTGGCGGTGGATACACTCAAGGATCCACAATTGTTGATGTCATTACTACTGAGACATCTATCAATGCAGCTGTATTTAGAGCAGATGTTCAAACTTGGAGAATAAATTTCTTTGAGCAACATTTTCCATTTTTTACTGCGAATGATGGTATACTGATAGAATCAAGAGATCAACTACATTTACAATATACACATTCATATGCTCCAAGAAAACTTAGAGAAAATACATTTTCAGTTAAAACTAATGGAGAAATAAGTTATGGGGAACCAGATTTAAAAAAGGTTGATAATATAGAGGTTTCATCTACTAAACACTCACCAATACTTGGATTTGCATATGATGGAAATCCAATTTATGGTCCATATGGATTTAAAAATAAATCTGGTGGTGCAGTCACCCAAATGAAGTCTGGGTATTCCTTGGATATAAAACCAAACAGACCCCCAACAAGCATTTTCCCAGAAGGATTTTTTGTAGAAGATTATACTCATGTAAAATCAACTGAAGAAGATATTCTTGATGAAAACAATGGAAGATTCTGTTTAACGCCAGATTATCCAAATGGAACTTATGCATATTTTATGACCATCGATGAGGATTCTGTAGAACCATCGGGAGTATTTGAAAACTATAGAAAACCAACATTCCCATATATAATCGGTCAAAATTATCACTCAGTTCCTGAAGAGTATAACTTCAAGTTATTTGCGAATCAGAACAACTTTGAATCTTTGAAGAACGAGTATAGGAGAAATACTAAACCATATAACTTATTAGATTTTGATGTAAATTATCCATATATTGATATTCCAAATAAATTAAATCAAAAGTCTGTAATATCAGCAACAGCAAAAGGTGTTGTCAATTCAATTGGCATTTCCACTGGCGGTGATGGTTATAAAGTTGGAGATGTTTTAGTATTCAATAATATTGGTACTAAAGGAGAAGGTGCTGCTGCTAAAGTGTCAAGAGTCAAAGGAAAGAGTGTTGATAGTGTAAGTGTTGCTACTAGTTCTATTGAAAACTTAGAAATCTATCCAGGACAATCTAAAGGAGAATATATTTTATATTCCGATAATCCAAATAACTTTGAAAATCTTGATATAGTGAATATATCTGGGTTATCAACAACTTCTTCTAAAATAGAAGGATCCTATTCTGTAGGTATTAGTTCAAATATTCTTAAGTTTACTGGAATAGGGACAACTGCAGTATCTATTGATGAACCTTCAGTTACTGGTATTGTCACTTTCTTTAGAGTAGCAGGTAATCTGACTCGTTCCAAAATTAGAGAGAATGATATTTTAATTGCTGGAACTGAGAAGATTAAGGTTCTAAATGTAGACCGACTAAACTCTAGAATAAGAGTTCTTAGAGAGGTTGAGGGAACGACAGGAACTTCTCACACTATTGGAAAATTAATATACGAAGTTCCTAGAAAATTATCAATTAATAGTGGATTTAAGACAGATTATCAATACAGAGAGAACCAACAAATTTATTTTAATCCAGTAAATGTAGTTGGACTGGGAACTACTGCTGGAGTTGGAATTGGAACTACCATTACATTTGCAAATCCTGGTGTAGGTGCTACTCAGATATTCATACAAACTAAAGCATTATACCTTAAAGATCATAATTTGCAAACAGGAGACTTGTTAACTTATTCTCCTGGTAGCGGTGGTGACGGTATTATTGTCCAAGATGAAACGAATGTTGGGGTAGGAACAACATTATCGGATGGACAATCTTTATTTGTTGCTAAAATTAATGATGATTTGATCGGAGTTGCAACTGTTAGAGTTGGTCTTGGAACAACTGGAACGTTTGTTGGACTTGCAAATACCATTTCAACTACATTGTTCTTTAGATCAGTGGGTGCTGGAGATACACATAGTTTTACTACAAACTATGAGGTATTGACTGGAAATGTAGAAAGAAACTTAGTAACAGTATCTACTGCAGTAACTCATGGATTAAGTCAACCACATAATGTATCTGTAAAAGTAAATCCAAATAATACAAAGACAGTTGTTTTCAAATATGATGACTACAAT